GATTTCATCTTTGGCAAGGCAAACGTGTGTTGGAGATCGGGCCAGGTATTGGCAGCGATGCTGCTGAGTTTGCTCGTAACGGTGCTGAATACCACGCCATTGACTACAGTGAAGAAAGTGTAAAGCTAGCACGTAGACGTTTTGAGGTTGAAGAATTCGAAGGTGATTTTAGATGTGGTGATGCTAGCAATGCTAGTTCATACGATGGATTGCCTAAAATGGACTTAGTTTATAGCTACGGTGTCATTCATCACTTTCCAGCATTAGATAAGATCATCGAAAATGTTTCTAATATTTTAAAGCCTGGTGGCGAGTTTCGATTCATGGTATACGCAAAGAACTCTTGGAAACAAGCAATGATCTACAAAGGGCTTGATCAATATGAAGCACAAGCTGGGTGCCCATACGCTCGCAGTTTTACCAAAGAAGAGATTCCGGAAGTATTAGGTGATAAGTTTCATGTTGAGAGGTTGCGTCAAGACCACTGTTTCATGTATAATGTAGAAGCATACAAGGCAGGAAGATACGAACTAGAGCCTTGGTTTGAGGCCATGCCCGAGGCCTTACGTGAAGCAGTAAAAGAATATTTGGGTTGGCATTTATTAGTTAAAGCGAGAAAAATTTGAAGCTCAAAGTAAGCGAACTATTTTATTCAGCCCAAGGTGAGGGCAGGTTCATCGGTGTGCCAAGTGTGTTTTTAAGAACGTTCGGGTGCAATTTTACTTGCAGTGGGTTTGGATTGCCACCTGGTGAAAAGTCCACCGATGCCGATGACATTGCACAAATTGTTCATTTGTTTAACAAATTTGAAGAACTGCCATTAGCACATACTGGGTGCGACAGCTATGCAAGTTGGCATCCAGCGTATAAAGATCTAAGTGTAAACTATGCCACTGCTGACGTTGTTGATAAGTTATTATCGACTACACCTAACAACCGTTGGGTGCAAGACAATGGCAATGATGTGCATTTGGTTATCACTGGCGGTGAGCCATTGCTAGGGTGGCAACGGACTTATGAAGAGTTGTTGAGTAATCCTAAGATGTCAGACTTAAAAAATATTACATTCGAAACAAATGGTACTCAAACTTTAAGGTCAGATTTTACAGAATTTTTATGTAACTGGCGGAATAACTGGGACGAAGGGCCTAAAAGAGAAATTACGTTTAGTGTGAGTGCTAAACTCAGTGCGTCTGGCGAGAAGTGGAAAGATGCAATATGCCCAGAGATTGTATCCAGCTATCAAGCAGTTGGCACAACTTATCTCAAGTTTGTTGTTGAAACAGAAGAACACTTTACAGAAGTTGACAAAGCAGTTGAAGAATTTCGTAACGGAGGATTCACTGGTATTGTGTATGTTATGCCACAAGGCGGTATTGTTGCACCTTACGAACAAAACCGTGTACGTGTTGCAGATTGGGCCTTGACAAAAGGTTATTGCTACAGTCCAAGATTACATGTGGACCTGTGGGGAAATGGATGGGGAAAATGAAAGATCAAATATCAACGTGGATTAAATCGTATGCCAAGAATGCCGGCATGAAGAGTTTAGTAATCGGTATTTCCGGTGGCATCGACTCAGCGGTAGTTAGTGCGTTATGTGCTCGAACTGGTATTCATACTATTGCAGTCACAATGCCTATTAGGCAACGCCCAGAACTACACGATTTAAGTATGCGCCAAGGTGCTTGGTTAGCTGAAAATTTTGATAATGTGCGTCACGAGATTATTGACGTAACTCCTGTGTTTGATGAGTTTGAAAATAGACTGGCAACTTACAACAGCACATTAGGATTTGCTAATAGTCGTGCTAGATTAAGAATGACAACGTTATATCAAATTGCACAAAGCACACAAGGCCTAGTAGTTGGAACTGGCAACAAAGTTGAAGACTTTGGAGTTGGATTTTATACCAAGTACGGCGATGGCGGAGTAGATATTAGCCCAATTGGAGATTTATACAAAACTGAAGTGTGGGCATTGGGCAAAGAACTTGGAATATTGCAAGACATTATTGATGCACCCCCTACAGATGGACTATGGGATGACGGCCGCACCGACGAAGACCAACTCAATGGGTTAACTTATTCTGATTTAGAGCTTGCTATGCAACAAGACACCGGCGAAGTCCCGATTACCGCACCACACCACAGACTAAATTTAGAAACGTATCGTAAACTACGAGCACGTAGTTTACATAAAATGAATCCTATTCCTGTATTTAAAAATACCTGGAGCAATTAATGTTTGATAAACTCAAAAAGATGTTTTCTGCCAAGGAAGAAGTCAAAGAAGAATCCAAGGTAGAAGATACTGTTGCTCCTGCAATCAAAAAAGCACCAAAGAAATCTGCCAAAGAGATTGCCACAGATAAAGGCGAGCCGTATGTTACTATTCTTAGCATGGATATCGATCCCGAAAACATGCACCAAGGAAGTTTTGAGCTAGACTGGAATGAAAAATTTGTAGCTAATTTGCTACGTGCTGGTTACGCTGGAAAAACTGATGCTGATGTAGTCGATCAGTGGTTTCAAAATGTCTGTAGACATGTAGTAATGGAAACGTGGGAACAAGAGCAAGCCATCAATCCTGCTAGATTTACTAAAAGCAGAGACATTGGTGGCGGAATGACTGAGGTAAGTTAATGGTTGCAGATTTTAGAATAGTTTTTAATGGCGACAGCAATGTAGCTGGTACGGAATTAGCATCCCCTGATCTTGGAATGGCTGCGAGATTAGCAAAAAAATTAGAAGCTACAAATACTTTTAATTTAGCCAGCGCAGGTGCAGGAAACGATTTAATTTACGATACTACTATAAATTTTTTAAACAATAATAATAACTTGTTTCCTCAATTTATGATCATTGGTTGGTCAGAGGTGTCCAGGATACAATGGTTTGTTGAAGATGACTGGGGCAAAGCCAGGTTATGGGAAATCAACCACATGGAAGTAGGAATCCCTGTGCCAGACGAATACAAACAAAGATTCGCTCATTGGAAAGAACACACAAGGACTGACTCCTACTGGCGTGAAGTAATGACTTCATACTGGCACAATAAAATCTATAATTTACATAAAATCTTAGAGCATAGAAAAATTCCACATTTATTTTTCAATGCATTTGATGCGTTTAAACTGCCAGACGGCGAACCAGAATTTAGTTGGAACAATAGCTTTTACTCTCCTTATAACGAGTCCGGTACCTATGTGCATTATTGTCAAAATAAAAATTATCAAGAAATTACTCCAGGATGGATGCATTATCCGCCAGAGGCGCACGAGGACTGGGCGGAAACACTATATCAATATATGAGAAAGAATCAAACATATGATCATATATGTCAACGGGGATAGTCACGGAGTAGGATGTGGTATAAAGTCAAACAGCGGAATGACCACAGATTCTGATGACTATTTAGATATTGACGAAGCTCCACATCCGGCAAACTTACCATACACCTACGGCGCCGTTTTAGCAAATAAATTAAACGCTGATTTGGTTTGTCAGGCAAAAAGCGGCGGAAGCATTGCTAGATGTATACGCACAACAAAACAATTTGTTTATCAAACAAAAGGTGATTTATTTGTCGTTATAGGGTGGCCAAGCTTTGAACGCGAAGAATGGTTCCACAATGGTGCATGGTGGCCAATCAATGGTAGTGGCCACGAAGCATTGCCTCCTACCTTAGAGATTCGTTACAAACAATGGGTCGGCTCATTAGATGAGTCCTATAGTTTTTATGAAAGACAAAAAGTAATTTATCCACTAATTGTAGAATTCCACGAATGGTTGCTAAAACACAAAGTTAAACATTTGTTTTTTAATACTGCACAGTCTTTTCAAATTCCTAGTACTTGTGACTTTGGAAATTACTATGTTAATCCTTACGATACTTGGTATGGAAACTCTCCTTACCTGCGTTGGGCAAACGAACAAGGATTTAAGCCTATAGATGAATGGGGACATTATGGAGAAGATGCACATCAAGCTTGGGCAGAATTTTTATTACCATATGCTGAAAAAGTTTTAAACCAATGATTTTATACGTAAACGGAGATAGTCACACAGCGGCCGCAGAAGCCGTTAACCCACACGCATTTGCCATGGACGACGGCAAATTGTTTTATATGGGCCGTGCTCCACACCCAGACAACGTAGCAGTAAGTTGGGGGAAGCTATTAAGTCTATCGTTACGCAGTAGTTTTCACTGTGATGCTGAAAGTGCAAGCTCTAATACAAGAATAATAAGAACCACACGCAAGTGGATTGCTGATCAACAACGCCATTTAAAAGATGCGCTAATAGTCATACAATGGTCAACTTGGGAACGTGAGGAATGGTTAATTGACGATGTGTACTATCAGATTAATGCTTCAGGCGCAGACGACATTCCGGAAAGTCATCGTCAGCGTTACAAAGAATATGTAGTAAGCGTTGACTGGGCAGAAAAAACACGTCAGGCACACGAAGAAATATGGCAGTTCCACAAAGAACTACAAGAGCAAGGAATCAAGCATATATTCTTTAATGGCAATAACGATTTTTCCAAAATTGAAGATCAACGGGTGTGGGATATGTGCTACATTGCACCATACGAACCTACAATGACATTTGATTACATTATCCGAAAACAAAGTATTGATACAGTAGCACTCAATTCGTGGCATTTTGGACGAGAAGGCCATAGCTTTTTTCACCGTTTTGTGTTACAATACATTATTGTTAATAACTTCATTTAAGGTTTTCTATGCGTTATGTGCTGATTGATACAGCCAATATGTTCTTTCGTGCTCGGCACGGAGCATTTAGGGCCGCCGACTCTTGGACCAAAATAGGCTTTGCATTACACGTTACATTAATGGCAGTAAACAAAGTAGCTCGACGTTTTGAGTCCGATCACGTAATATTCGCACTAGAGGGACGTAGTTGGCGCAAAGATTACTACAAGCCATATAAAGCAAATCGTGCAGTTGCTCGGGGTAAAATGAACGAAATAGAGCAAGAAGAAGACAAAATGTTCTGGGAAACGTATGATGAGCTGACTAAATACTTGTCTACGCGAACCAATTGCAGCGTTATCAGGCATGCTAATGCCGAAGCAGATGATATCATTGCACGATGGATTGCGCTACACCCCCAAGACGAACACATTATTATTTCGAGCGACACAGATTTTGTGCAGTTACTCGCACCCAATGTCAAACAATATAATGGTATCACTGATGAACTGTTGACAATAGAAGGTATTTTTGATGCCAAAGGTAACCCTGTCATTGATAAGAAAACTAAACAAGCAAAAAC